CTTCTTTGAGCATGTTGATGAATACGCTCAAGGGTCAGTCACCTCATATTGGAGAGGGCTGGTCGTACTCAACCAGTACGCAAACAACAGGTCCGATATTAGTACGTTCTCGCTCGGCTGGCTTAAGGCCACGTACTCTTGAGGAGATAAGGTATGAAGATCGTCATTGATGTAACTGACCTTGAGGATTGGGGTGTTAGCGTAGAGCAGATGATACAGGACGAGATCAAGGATCAAATCAAGAAAATGGTACGGGCTGAGGTGAGGAAGGGGTCGGCTGAGATGAACAAGAGTATCAAGACTGTTGTTACGGCAGCCCTGACTCAGATCGGCAAGGCCCGTGTAGCAGAGATCATCAAAGGTGTACTTGCAGAAGATAAGAAGGGTGCGGCATAACATGACTCACAAAGACAAGTTTATCGACATCCCTATCGAAGACATGGACATGCTTGAACTGTGTGACGAGCTAGGGATCACGACGGAGGACATCATTGAACGATTCAAAGAAAGAGTTTATGCGTATCAAAAGAGCCTTGATGAATGGGGCGAATGGTACAACGAGTTCGATGATGAAAGAGATGATCCGCCGCCGTGGGAAGGTGAAGACGAGTTCGCAGGAGAAAAAGAATAATGCTGAATGAATACTCAAACGTGATTCACAAGAGTCGCTACGCCCGGTATCTCCCTGACAAGGAGCGGCGGGAGACGTGGGACGAGACAGTGGACAGGTACTTCAACTTCTTCAAAGGGAGGGTTAGCAAGAAAGCCAGCAAGGAAATTCCGTGGGATGAACTGAGGGAGGCGGTGTACAACCTTGAGGTGATGCCGTCCATGCGCTGCCTTATGACAGCAGGCCCAGCCCTAGAGCGTGATAACGTGGCTGGGTACAACTGTTCATACCTACCTGTTGACAATCCCAAGGCTTTCGATGAGGCGATGTACATTCTTATGTGTGGTACTGGTGTAGGCTTCTCAGTCGAGCGCCAGTATATTAATAAACTACCAGAGGTAGCCGAGGAATTCCATGAAAGCGACACTACCATTGTTGTCCGTGACAGTAAAATCGGATGGGCGAGCAGTTACCGTGAGCTTATCGGACTACTCTACCAAGGCCAGATTCCAAAGTGGGATCTTGGACGAATCCGCCCATCGGGCAGTCCTCTCAGAGTTATGGGTGGTAGAGCAAGCGGTCCAGAACCTCTTGAGGATCTTTTCAAATTCACGGTCAACACATTCCGTAACGCCGCAGGCAGGAGACTGACATCGCTAGAGTGCCACGACCTTATGTGTAAGGTTGGCGATATCGTGGTAGTCGGTGGTGTCAGGCGGTCTGCCCTTATCTCGTTGTCTAACCTGACGGATGAGCGCATGCGTCACGCTAAGAGCGGCAACTGGTGGGAGCATGACCCTCACCGTGCGCTTGCCAACAACAGTGTATGTTATACAGAGACGCCGGACATCGGTATCTTCATGCGTGAATGGAGTAGCCTATATGATTCTAAGTCGGGAGAACGTGGCATCTTTAGCCGCACCGCTTCTAAAACTCAGGCAGGAAGGAATGGACGACGCGATGACAGCTTTGATTTTGGTACAAATCCCTGTTCTGAGATCATTCTTAGACCTAACCAGTTCTGCAACCTCACTGAAATCGTTGCTAGATCTGATGATACTAGAGACAGTCTTGAGAGAAAGGCACGACTGGCAACCATCTTGGGAACACTTCAGTCTACTCTCACAGACTTTAGATACTTGGGCAAGAAGTGGACTCATAACACAGAGGAAGAGAGACTATTGGGCGTATCACTCACAGGCATCTGCGATTCGCCCGCTCTTGTTCCTGACCGCAAGGAATCCGCAATTGCTGAACTCCTCCAGCACCTTCGTGACGTATGCGTCGAGGTTAACAAATCTTACAGTGGACTACTCGGTATTACTCCTTCTGCGGCGATTACTTGCGTTAAGCCAAGCGGAACAGTGTCTCAACTTGTCGGATCCTCTAGTGGCATTCACCCAAGATATAGCCCGTTCTATATCAGGCGAGTTCGATTTGATGCAAAGGATCCGATGGCTAATTTCATGCGAGAACGAGGGTTTCCATGCGAGCAGGACTTCTACAACCCCAGCGCCCTAGTATTTTCCTTCCCCGTTAAGGCAGATGGCAGCGGTCTATACCGAAACGACCTGACTGCCATCCAGCAACTAGAGATGTGGAAGGTGTATCAGGACAACTGGTGTGAACACAAGCCGTCCATCACAGTCTACGTACGTGAGCACGAATGGCTTGAGGTTGGTGCTTGGGTGTACAAGCACTTCAATGAGATCTCTGGCGTCAGCTTCCTGCCGTATGACAACGGCTCATATCGTCAGGCTCCGTACGAGGAGATTACGGAAGAGAAGTACAACGAACTTACTAGTAAGATGCCGAAGGATATCGACTGGACAGAGATGAAGGAAGGGATGGACACAACAACTGGAACGCACGAGCTTGCTTGCTCGGCAGGAGTGTGTGAGATATGATTAACGTGGACTCAATTACCACTGGTAGTATCAGTACGGTCACTGGATCTAGCATCATCATTAGTGACGATATCCGTTCTAATCTCTCAATCGAGCAGCGTCTTGACAGGCTATATGAGGCTGTGATAAAATTGGCAGAGGTAGTTCAGGATTTACAGGAGAAGGTGAAATGAGAATCGTGATCATTGGAAGCCGCAACATTGCGGAGACAGAAGTGGTTGTTGGATGTATGCAACAGGTCATGGACCCGCTTGAGGACGAGTGCGTACCTCTCACATTCTTGGGCGGTGGCAGCAAGGGCAGCGAGCGGATTGCTGCTGAGTGGGTCACATCCGCAGACTATGACTACATCCTGTTCAAGCCGTACAACATGGTAGACACATCCGTTGAACACAGTCCCAAGTTCTTCTTCTTTAGGAACAAACAGATTGTGGATAACTCGGATGCTGTCATTATCTTTCTTGACGAGGAGGAGCATGGTGTCAAGCGAACCTTGGATTATATCAAGGCAAAGACTAGCAAACCCTATGTTGTCTTCGGACCCCTTGGAACTATTGAGGAGCAGCGAGGAGATATCAAGTATGAGCGTGACGGAGGATGATACTGTGCTTTACGTGACAAACCTGAATGAGATCACCAAGGGTGAGATGCTTGAGAAGAATCCCGGAGCAGGCTGTGAGATTAACCATCCCCGTCATTACACGGCTGGCGGGTTGGAAGCGTGGGATGTACTAGTAGCAAAGCTCACACCAGAGGAACTGAGAGGCTATCTCAAGGGCAACATGATAAAGTATCTGTTGCGTGCCAACTTCAAGGGGTGCCACGACAAGGACATCGGTAAGATGTTGTGGTACTCAGACAAGCTGGATCAGATGCTAACTGGCGCGGAGGACTAGTCCCCAAGATACTCCTTAAGAAGTATCATGCCTTTAGGAATAAAGGTGGGATTCCTGACTTTGCCGTCGAAGTCATGGCTATCCCACCATTCCTGACACAACGTAATACCAGACTCATCATCCCTAATAACAAATCCTATACAATGCGTAGTAAGAGGGCCGTGCTTGAACCCATCCACGGCAGTCTCACCCTCTACCTGATGCGCATCCCCCCACATCACGTAGCACATTCTCATCGTACTTTACTCCACCACTCCTGCCATCCCTTCAGCCGCTCGGAGTCTCGACTACAGGCTGCGTAGACTTCTTCAACAGCACGTCCAATCTCTCCATCGCTGGCGGCCCCTCCGGGGGCGGGATCAGACTCGGCGGTGGAGTCGGTAGCTCCGGGCACTTGCACGGGACAGGGACGTACTTGGTAGTTTCGCAACCTACGAGCAAGATCCCTAGCCCTAGAATCAGCGTCAGATAACCTATTTTCAAGCTCATTCTGGATCTCCTCAGAGGCCCGTTTGTTAGCCTCCTCTTTTTCCCTGTACTCCGCTTCCTTAGCGGCCACCTGTGCCGCTATCTCCTCGTTCGCACGGTCCCACTCAGCCTGAATTTCAGCCCGTCCTGCGGCCTTACCGGAGCCGTAGACATACACCCCAATTACTAGTATTCCGGCTGCGATGAGGCCAGCCCAAACCAGCTTCCACGGAATATTAACCGGAATTGGAATCATTGTTTGAGTCCCTATTTCTGGCAAACCAGAAGGCAAGAATCGTGCCAACCCCACCTGTCAGGACACCCAGCAACACACCAATCTGGTCCCTCCACACAGGGGCTACCATCACGTAGCCACCTAGGAATGCAGCCATGATTGAGAAGTATCCGATCAGGAAGATGATCGACAGTGTAATTTGTGCCACGGCAATAACCTTTTTGCTGACAAGCATGGC